TGCCTCTGGTGCAACAGTTACAAGTTCTTGAGCAACAAAACCATATCGTTGATGTGATCCGTCTGCTTTCCAGTCAAACTTACGGACTTGCAAAGAATCAATCAAGCTAGATGCAGAATCAGAATTTTGAATGTTTTCTTTTAGGCGTTGGTCAGAAGTAACGCTATACAAAACAGTCGTTGTACTGTTTGCGCTAATTTCGCCTTGAGCAGTACCAGAAGAATTAACAAAACGAACAAAAGTAGTTCCCGCGCTTGCATAAGTGGTTTGCAAAACAATTCCGTTTACTGTCTGCCCATCAAATGATGATGAATAACGACCACCTTGAATAGCACTTGTAGTTCCAACTAGCAATTCACCATTTGCCGTTAATGACATTGCCTGAGTAAAGGTAATGGCGTCTCCTGCTGTTCCTGATGGGGCGGTAGACCATTGGTGTGCGCCATTAGATGCCACATGACGATACCGACCAGCAAAACCTGTTGTCAGGTAAATATCGTTGCCGCTAGAGTTGACAAAAGCGTTATTTGAAAACGCAAAGAAGTCTGTATTTGATGTCAGAGAGCCATTGCTGCTGACTTGCAGCGTCTTGTAACTGCTGAACCAAGCACTAGGAGTAACTCCCAAGCCGAGGTTGCCGGAGGAGTCGAGGCGCATACGCTCTGTGTCGTTTGTAATAAAACGCAAGTAGTGGTTTGTTGTTGAACCAAGCAAGATGCCAGTACCATCAGAGCCAAAGTAACCTGTACGAGTTCCATCTGTTGCTGAAATGTAACCACCAGAAACAGTCAACTTTGTAGAAGGACTACTTGTACCAATACCCAGATTGCCCGAGGAGTCGAGGCGCATCTGTTCTGTTGTATTCTGCGCGAACACAAAAGCGTTGCCGTTGTTCGCATCCAGCCTAACTGCACCACCAGATGTTGCTATAACGTCAAGATACTGAATGCTGGAGCCACGGAATCGAGCAGCAGCATCAGCGCCACGAACTTCTAACTTTGCAGCAGGACTACTTGCACCTACACCAAGACTAGTCCCATCAAAAGTAAGCGCAGAACCGCTTGTAACAACCTTAGAGCCGTTTAAATACGCTACTCCGTTAGCAGTACCACCAGAGAGGGTGGGGTTTGCTGAAAACGATGATGTACCAGTAGATGTCAATGTCCCTGCAACACTCAAAGTCTTACCAGCGCCAACATTTAGACCAACACTTGTGCCAGTGCCTGCGGCAGCAAAAACAGCATCAACACTGTCCAAGTCGGTATTGATCTTAGTACCCCATGTGTCGGTACTTGCTCCAACTTCTGGTTTGGTAAGTAATAGATTTGTGGTGGTTGTATCTGCCATTTTTTGCTCCTAGCGCTCAATAGGTGTCCAAGTTTCTTGATTATCAGCGATCTCTGTCCAAGTTTCTGAACTATCTGAGATCGGTGTCCAAGTCTCTGGGGCTGTAGAAATAGGTGTCCAAGTCTCTGAATTATCAGACTCTGGCGACCAAGTCTCTGGGCTGTCTGCAATGTCATTCCAGAGATAGGCGCCGGCAATAGAGTCAAAAGATGCAGCCGACTCGGACAGTGCAGAGAAATAGATGCTGCCTGGCGCATTGATGCTGTCAAAAGCCTGGACTAGCTCAGAGACAGATGCGCTGAAAGTTGAGGCATCTACAGACGCTGAGTCTTGGGCTGATGTGGTTTCTGCAATTGGGCCGGTTAAATCTGCCAGCGCTGCTGCACTGTCAATGGCCTGCAAAGCCTCGGATATAGATGAGAAAAAGTCTACAAGACTGAAAGTTGTATCAACAGCTGCCGCCGTCTCTGAAACAGATGCGGATCGCTCCTGGCCCGTTAGTCCAGCAATTGCAGCAGAAGATATTGCATGGAGGCCAAACACATTAACCTTTATGCGTCAGTCGCACCTTCAAACTCAGGCTTTTGCTTGATGATTGCATACAGGGCTGCTCGGTCTGCACCCGCTACATAGTCATCACCTGAAATCTGAACTTTACCTGCTGACAATGGTTGTTTACCTGCGTCACGGGCTTCTTTGCTTGCGTAGCCGTAAAAGGTTACTTCTGTGCCACGACCTTTGAAGTCTTCTTGGACAGCACCGATGTTCCAATAATTTGCAAATACTGGGTGTGTTTCAGAGCCAAATTCAGTTGGAATTGGTTTTTGTAATGCCATGATTTTCCTTATGTTTACAGTTGTCAAAATGATAGCGAAGCATATTGCCGCCAGCACCAATTATCTTGCAATATGGGCAAACTTTTTGAGAATGTGTCCAAGTTTTACCTAACAATGCAAAACTTTGTGCTGGTCTTTTTTCGCCAGCCCTTTTTTTATTTGCTTCAGCCACATTAGGACAGACATTACCTTTATTTGGACTAACTCTGCCTTTTAATGCCGCACTAAGTTTTGCTCGATGTTCATCAGACATTGGTGGCATTTTCATGCCTTTGTTAGGGCTTGGCTTTCCTTTTCTTACCGCACTCATTTTTGCTAAAGTTTCAGGACTTCTAGGTTTATGCTTTCTACCCCAATTAGGACTTAGTTCACCACGCAATCCCCACATTGGGCCTTTTTCACCCATTCGTGCCAAACTTTTCTTTTTGCGTACTTCATCAGAATCTTTGCAACCAGTACGAGTCCACTTCATGTCTTGGTTATGCAAGTTGTAACTCATCTCTGATTGTTTTGCCCTCATTTCTGTCAAAACAAAAGATTCAATTTCTAAAGCACGTTTTGGTGCGCCAATAAACAAAATCTTTCTTTTCCAACCATCAGGATTAGATTCGATTTTAGGCTTAACAATTTTGCTTGTACAAATATATCCATCATCAGGATGGCAACCTTTTTTAGTCCGTGAACCGATATACCACATATCTGTAGCAGTTTCAGTCCACATATAAACGTAGGCTTGTTCCATAGTTATGCGACTACCGCAAGTCTGCGAACTGTACCACCAGAATCTTTTATTTCAACATAGCCTTGGATTGTCAAAGCCATGTTTGCTGTGTAAGTGCCAAAACGCACGTTACCTGTTCCTTTGGGTGTCAGGGTAAGGTCGATGTTGGTGTCTGAGCCTGTGGCTGACATTACAGGAGCTGCACCAGCAGCGCCACCTGTCACAGCCAAATAATTTACCGCGCTGGTTGTAGCCGTAATGCGGAACTGGTTAAAACTAGAGCCAGTTTGAAAAGCATGAACACCTGAACCTTTTGCAAGGTATTGCATAGAAATGTTTGTATCACTTCCTTGCGTACTAATTGTTGGAGAGCCTGTTGTTGCGTTACCCGTTACTTGTACATAGTTAACAGCAGAGGCTGTGTGGGATGCAATAAACTGAGTTTGAGCGCCGTTGTTTGTCTGTAAAGAAATACCGCCTGTACCGCCAGTTTGAATTAAACCGTTTTGTGTTGCACCTGTTGACCGCAAAATGCCAGTAAATGCTCCACCAATGGCTTGCCAATACTGCGCCGAAGTTGCACCAGCGTCACCAACCCTAAACGAAACCCCGCCGGGCATTGTGAAATCAACAACAGAGCCAAGACTACGAACAACAGTTCCAGACCCCACAGTCGCATAAGCAGCAGCACCACTACCACCGCCACCAGAGAAACTTACTGTTGGTTGTTCTACATAGCCAGAGCCAGCGTTGGTGATGGTGAAAGAGCCGGGGTTTGCGCTTAACCCATAGGCAATATTAAGCGTAGCTCCTGATCCCGTTCCACCAGTTACAGATACAGGGTTTGTGGGTAAAACTGAGTAAGTTGCAAAGTTAGTGGAACTAGCCGCCGTTATTACACCCCCAGAAACAGCGGTCACTGTGAAAGTAGCTGCCCCCGCAGTTGGAGTTCCACCAACAATGGTTAACACATCGTTTACTGTGTAGCCAGTTCCACCAGCGCCTATTGTTGCGTTCTGAGGCTGCATAAATGCAACTGAAACCGTAGCCTGAACACCACCAGCAGTAGTTGGCGCCGAAATAACCATTGTTGGTTTGCTGGTGTACCCACTGCCTGATGCAGTCCTCGTAATAGCAGTAACAGTCCCACCATTAGAGATATTCACCCCTGAACTACCAGCGGCTAAATCAATAGCGCCTGTACCTTTGGATTGAAATACTTGGGAGATGTTGGTGTCTGTGCCTTGGGAAGACAGGATTGGAGAAGAACCAACAACAGCGCCAGCAGACTGCAAATAATTAACTTGAGAGCCTGTTGCAGAGGCTTTAAACGAAATACCACCAGAAGCAGAAATACCAGAATCAACACTTCCGTCTGCGTTAATTTTCCACCTTGTTGTGCTGTTTACTTGTGCGTCTAATGTAGACGATCCTTTAGCTGACAAGCGCAAATTAACCGCAGCATCAGAACCCTGTGAAGATATTACCGTAGGAGCGCCACCAGTAGCCGCACCAGTCACCTGAACGTAATTGACTTGACTAGATGCAATAGTAGTTCTCATTGCTTGAGAACCTGCCGCATTTAACGAAAAATCAATATTTCCTGATGAAGCAATGCGTTGACGAACATAATTCAATCCGCCAGTTCTAATTGCAAAATCCAATCCTACTTCTGCATCTCCACCTTGACCAGTTAATACTGGATTACTACCTGTAACTGCTCCAGAACCCTGCAAGAAATTGACTGAACTTGTGGTTTTTAAAACTCGTAATCCTTCAGACCCTGCCGCACCACCTAAAGAAGTCTGCCCAGTAGCAGTAAGCGTAGTAAACGTACCAGCCGCAGGGGTTGTGCCTCCTATGACTGTGTTGTTGATCGTGCCGCCTGTGATGGGGTAGCCGTCTACATTACCTGCTGCGTTTTCATAAACCGCTTTGCTGGCCGGATAGTCCACAAACACATCCTTTGTGCCTGCAGAAAAATCAACCAATGAGCCGCTATTGCTAGAAGACAACACCGTGTCGCGGCTCAGTGTTGTGCCTGATGATGTATATGTGCCAATGCCCACTTCCCACTCAGAGGCCGACTGGTTGGCAATGACATAGTAGGTCGTGTTTGCATTGCCCACCGCGGCAAACGATTGGTAGCCAGAGACCGCACCTAAAAGTGTTGCAGTCCCAGTCCCTGTGACTGTCGTGGTTTCTCGGACACGATCCGCAAGCACTAAAGCCATCTAATGACCTCTTTAAGTAGCGTCAAGGGAAAATGTATAAGTCACATTCAATGTATCGCCAGACACAACAGCTCTGTCGCCTGGTGACTGAAAGTCAGAGGCCGAGAAAAGAATGCCAGATGTGCCAGTGGCCACACTAGCCAAAAATGCACCAGCCACTGTGCCACCAGCACCGCTGATTGCAAATGAAGTGCTTGATGTACTGATCACAGATGGATCAGCTGTCGTGGCCGTGCCAAATGTGGCAGCCTTTCGGTTGCCACTGTAATTGCTGAATTCAGTCCAGCCGGCGTGTGATGCCAAAGTGTCAGCTGCCGCAATCGTTGTCCCAGAGCCTGGTCCAGTGATCAACCCCAAGTACCAAGTTGTAGTCTGTGTGGCAGCATCTAAATAAGTTGCAACCATATTTTGCAGACCCTCATTCACCACCAAGTTGTGTGACTTTTCAGTCCACTTGACTTGGCCATCAGCACCAATGCACTCAAAGCAATAAATGCCACCAGCTTTGGCAAAAGACTGGTTTTGAGTACCAGCCACTAGGCCAGCTGCCACAGCGTCTACAGATTTTGCAATTTCATTTGACATGGTTATTTATCCAAAAGTTTTTGCACGGGTGAGCAATGTGCCGCCAGAAGATGACCCGCGATCATCAGCAATTTGAAGATCATTAATGGCACGATCATATAGCGCTGACCATGTCGAGATTCTCGCATCATCTTGCAAGTATGGTGCAGCTTGGAGCAATGATCCATACAGATAAATGTCTGGACTCGATGTCAAAAGCCAGTTGCTGGCCACACTGCTTGATAACTTTGTCAACTTCGCGTAATAGGTCAACTCAGTCGTGTAGTTGCTGTCTGGTGTTGGGACCAGCCTGAGCTGGTCGCCAACCACGCCAAAGAATTTTGGTTTGCCACTGGCTGTGTATTTGGTTGATTCAGCATCTAGCGAATCAATGCTCAAAAACTGCAATGGGGTTTGCGGATTGGTGCTGGTGAGCTTTAAAGATTTGGTTTCCAAAAAGTCAGCAGGCACGGCGCCATATTGAGCGTCAAAAGACGCATTGGCCCTGACGATCATCTGCCTGGTGCGCAGTGTTCTTTCAAGCTGCGCCTCGGCCAGAGAGATAAAGTCAGGAATGGCATTTGTCAGGTCTGACCGGTTAAGCCAGTCACCAATGGATGTCTTTAGCTCTGTGTAGGTTGTCAGTGCCATTATTGGGCCTCTTTTTCCATCTCTTCTTTCACAATCCAAGTGTGTTCATGGCGATATTCAAATGTGCCAATGTGGCCAATTTCCTTTGAGACATCATGGTCGATGTAAACCTTGTAACCTAACTCTTGAGCCTTCTTACAAAAGAACACATCTTCACCCATGTAGCCCCGTGTGGTCTGCCATGGCATATCAAACCATGGCTCGCTCATACCCTCAAACACCTCGCGCTTGATCAGCATTATGCCAGTGCCAATGCTTCCCACCTCTTGCAATCCAGTAGATTCTGGCATGGTGTAGACCGGCACTCGCTTGTCGTTTTCGTCATAGTTTTGAGCTGTCGGACCAGTGGGCATTCTGCGCCTAGCGCAATTGGCAGCCACAATCTCTTTGTCGTGGGCCAATAACCTGCCAACCATGTCCTGTGGAAATGTCATGTCAGAGTCAATGAAAAGGATATGTGTGCAGCCTTCTCTCATGGCATCCAAGCAAAGGTCAGCCCTTTGGTTTTGGATAATCGTGCCTTGCATCAATTTCAGACTGATTGCGTCTGTGGTGTTGAGTGTGTGATACGCCACCATATTGACCATGCAATATGTGTAATTGGTGTGGACCTGATCACGGGCAGGGGTGCAGACTGCAATGTAGTTCATACTTTTCCAGGTCGAGTTCTAAAGAATTGATTGTCGCTGTCGTTCAGCCATTTTTTCATGTATTCCTGATCATCGATCTTACCCTCGGCCTTCATCTTGTAATAAAGAGCTTCTGGGATGGATGCGACCAAGTGCCATTCACCTTTCCATGTGGCCTTTTCATCTACAGCGTTGTAGATGGCCTTGTTGGCCTCAATGACATCAGTCACATCTTGCTGGGTCTGGATGGTGACTTCATCGTTGTCGGTGTTGTAGTGCCAGGTGCGTGTAATGCCTTGGTCTTTGTTGACATCAAATAATTTTTTTTCAATCATGTTAAAAAAAGGGCCAAGTTTCCCTGGCCCTTTCCGTTTGCTTACTATTAAGAAGTAACCAAGTCTGCGGCCAAGCCGTGGGCATTTTCAGCCAACACTTTGTGACCCCACTCAACGATCAACATGCGCTTCTCAGCGTCACCAGTCTTCGCCAATTCGACTTGCTGGTAAGGGCGCAGCACAGTCATCTTTGCGTAGTCAGGATCGATC